CTACATGGGAACCCGGACCGTCACCTTGCGCGGACGTTCGCCATTGCCCTGCACCAGGACGGTGACGATGCAGGTCTGTCCGTCCGAGGATGGCTGGGCGGACAAAAGCTGACCTCCCGTGTCGCGCAAGACCTTGTTTGCCGCCGTGCCGCAGTCGCCTGCAACCAGGATCAGATAGTCGCGCGCCGGCGCGTTTGCCGGCACAAAGGCCGCCAATCCCGCTATTGTCGCGGCGATGATCGCAATGATCGGCAGTCGCGCCATGGCTTTCGGTTTCCACTCATAAGACGACAGGTGTCACGCCCCGGGATCACGGTCTTGAATCACGTCCCCGAAATCATGTCCAAAGCATTCGATGGAGTATGTATCCAATACCAACTGAATGGCAAATGAATGGTCTGTAATGCTGACCCTCGTGGCGCCGTCATCCCTTGCCCGTCGGATGGATCGGCGCGCTCGCGACGATCCGCCCGTAGAGCGCCAGCAATCCGCCGAAAGCACCGGCAAAGGTGACCAGAATGTCGGCAAGCTCCCCTTGCGCATCAGCGTTAATCTCCACTCCCGCCACATGCGCAAGCGGGGCGGCAACGGCAATCAGCGCGCCCCAGATCGTCTTCGATTGATACCAGGCTTTTGTCCCGTCCATAGCTGTCTCCCATCACGATATTGTCAGAAATCGGCACGCAAAAATCGGCACTCAAACTCGGCTGTCAGAACTCGATCGTCGCAAGCGCCGCAATGCCCAGCGGCACGGCTTGCCCGATCTGGCGGATGCGCAGGGTGAGGCTCGGCTGCTGAGAGCCGAAATCGGCAAGCTCGTCGCTCGCCGGATAAAGGAACAGCGGAGCCTCGACATCCACCCGCCGCACCACGACGCCACTGGTCCCGAGGATCTCGACGCGGTAGCCTTCGTCCGGCTCGTCTCGCGGAATATCGCGCCCGTCCCAGCCGTCGGCATCGACGCGCCCGCGCCGGATCCAGTGGAACTGGGCAGCGCCATCGGCCAACCGGACGCCGCGGATATGCACCGGCGAAAGCGGCGTCTGCGCCCTTTCTCCACCGGCAAACACATGCGGTCCGGATCGGCCTCCGACGGCGCCCAGGCTTTCGGCCAGGAAATTCAGCCTCCGTCCCTGCTCGTCACCGGTCAGCCCCAGCGGCTTCACGGCATCGTCCAGCACCACGCAGGCCGCACCGACAGCGCTCCCCGCCGCCATCGCATCCTCGGTTCCCGCCAGTCCCCGCAGCAATCCAGACAGCCGCCATCGCCCCGCCGCGATCTCCTGCGCCTTGGCAAACCCGACGATTTCCCAGATGCCGTTTGACGCGCGGATGGCTAGCCGGTTGTCGCCGCTCAACACCGCCAGCGTCTGCGCCGACGAGAGACCGCCGAAATAAAGCTCGAGATCGAGCACCTTTGAGCGGTCGAACCGTCCCGTTACACCGGGATCGAGCGCCGAAACCAGCAAGCCGAGCCTTGCTGGGCGATCGACCATCACCCGCCTGCGATATCCATCGGTCGTTGCCGAGGACGAAACGGCGATCCGCCGCCAGGGCCTGCAATAGGCCGCGACCACCGCAAACCCTTCATCATCGGACGAGGTCAGCCGCGGCAGGTCGAGAAAATGGAGGACCGGCGCAAAGGCGTCGCTCGCCGAACGACCGCTCTCACGCCGCGTCGTCACTGCGTCATAGCGACCAGGGGGAAGCGGCGCATGGTTCTGTGCCTCGATCCGCCGCACCGTCCCGTCCTCGACCCGCTGGACGACGAAGATACCGTCGGGGCCATCGGTGAGGTGCACCGCATCGCCGGGTTCGAGCGCCAGATCCTGCGGCGGCAGTGTGAAGGAGATCGAGCGCCGTGCCACGCGCTGCGCCCGCAGGACCGATTCTACCGCCCCGAGCGCCGTTTCCTCGCAAAGCGTCGCCGGAAGGTCGTAGCTTGCCACCCGCTCGCTTTCGGCCTTCGCACGGCGCGACCTTGCGCTCGCCTGCTCATAGTCCAGAACCGGATTGTAGAAGCCGAGCACCGCTTCTGCCGGAAAATCGCTGTCGTGCCCCCGGCTTTCCGACCAGAGAGGTTCGCCTTCGACATCCGCCACGATCCCGATCTCGCGCGAGGCAAGGCTCGCACCCTGCCTCGAGCGGAACCGCAAACGTCCCGCATCCTCGCTGACGTCGATCTGGAACACGCTTAGCAAGGGCTCCAGCAGCGAGCGCGCCGAGGTAACATCGGCCTGCACGTAGCCGGTCAGATCGCCGGTCACGCCGGACACGTCGAAATCGTCAAAACCGTGATCGGTGAGGATGGCCGCGATCGCGTCGGCAAGCGTCGTTCCGCCCAGCCTGCCATTCAGCCAATGTCCCGTGCGCCAGTTCTCGCCGTCGCTCCAGATCGTCAGGTCGTCGGGAAACGCCGGAGACGGTCGCGCGTCCCACGTCCAGACGAACACATGATCGGGATCGACCATGCCGGCGGGTGCCGCCTCGCCCTGCCACCAGCCATGATGCGCTTCGAGAAACCGTCGCTGCTGGCTATCGGACCGCCCGCCGGACGAGAAATACGGCAGGCTGCTTTCCACCGATTTCGGATCGACAAACACATTCGGCTGGTTGGCGCCCTTGTCGACAGCCGGGCAACCCAGTTCGGTAAACCAGATCGGCTTCATCCCGGGCAACCAGGCCGTCGCGGTGCCAGCCTCCGCGCCGCCCACCCGGTTATAGTGACGGTTGCCCCACCATCCCTGGAGATCCTTGGCCCGAAACACCCAGGGCTTGCCCGCCAGCCCGTCGGTGATCGGCGAGCGCAACCGGTTCGCCCGGTCGGCCTCGCTTGCGTAATACCAGTCGAACCCCTCGCCCGCCGCAATCTGCGCCGCCATCGCCGCCCGGTCGTCGCAGGACCGGAACCCATCCGGATTTGCCGCTGCCAGATCCTCGTCGCGCCAGTCGGCGAGCGGCATGTAATTGTCGATCCCGACCGCATCGATATGAGGCGAGGCCCAGAGCGGATCGAGATGGAACAACACATCACCGGAACCGTCCTGCGGATGGTAGCCGAAATATTCGCTCCAGTCGGCGCCATAGGTCAACGCCGTCGCCGGTCCGACAAGCGCCCGCACATCCGATGCCAGCGTCACCAGCGCCTCGACGAACGGAAACGCACCGGTCTGATCGCGGATCTGCGTCAGCCCCCGCAGTTCCGATCCGATCACCAGCCCCTCGACGCCACCGGCCGTATTGGAGAGCCCCGCATAGTGCAGCACCATCCGCCGATAGCCTTCCGCCCCGCTGGCAAAAGCCTCGACCTGCGTCCTCGCAAGAGCCGTCCTGTCGGCACTTCCAGCCAATCCCGCTGCCGGATGACAGGTGATCCGCCCGCGCCACGGGTAGCTTGCCTGCTCCGCCTTGCCATAGGGATCGGCCAGACCATTGCCCGGCGCGATGTCCATCATCACGAACGGATAGAGAAACACCTTCAGCCCGCGCGCCTTGAGATCGGCAATCGCCGCGAGCACGCTCGCATCCCCAGGCGTGCCGCCATAGGCCGGCCCGCCTCCCGACGAACTGACGCGATGCGCCGCGCTCCTGACCACGCCTGCAACCGACCATGGCGTGCTTTCGTCGCGCCGCGTCTCGACCTCGACGCCCGGCAGAATGCGGCATTGCCCGGCGCGCAGATCCGTCCCGAACCAGGCAACGACCAGCGCCACACTCTCGATATTGGGGCAAAGCGCCTGCAATTCGTCGAGCGAAGCCTGCCAGTCCGTCTCAGCCACCATCGTGTTTCGGTTGAGAATGCGGGCGCTGCCCTCCGCCGTCTTCTCGGTCACCTGGACCGTGTGATAGCCATGCTCCGTCGCACCGGGAATGATCGTCACCGCCCGGATCTGCCTCTCCAGCGTCCCGACCGGCCGCACCACCTCGAACTGCAGCAGCGGAATGCGGTTGCCAAACGCTTCGAGCGGCAACCGGTCGAACACGACATAGGCAAGCCCGCGATAGGCCGGCGCCTTCCCTTCGCCCTGCTTTGCCTCGATCAGCGGATCCGGCAACTGTGTCTCGTCGCCCACATGCACCCGCATCTCGATCGCCGTCAGGTCCACTTCCTGGCCATCGGCCCAGACGCGCCGCACGCAGGCGATCGGTCCCTCGCATAGCCCGACGGCAAAGTTGGCGAAATACTGAAACGTTTCCGTCTGAGACCTGCCCGTCGCCTTGGCGCCGTTCCGCTCCCGCGTCGCCTCCTCCTCGAACCGCGTCGCCCAGATCAGCGTGCCCCCGATCCTCGCGGTCCCATAAACCCGGCTGACCGGCGCCCCTTCGTCCGCCCCCGGAATGCGCGCCGTCGCAAGTCTTGCTCCCGAGACGGTCGAGGAACCGCCGAGCAACGCCCGATCAACAACGCTCCCCGCCAACGCCCCCGCCGCCCGCCCAAGGATCGCCCCGACAGGACCGAACACCCCACCAAGTGCCGCACCCGCCGCCTGAAACAGGATCGTCGCCATGGAACCCCCTCACGCCGACCCAGTCGTGAACTGGATGCGCGCTCATGTTGTGAAGTTATTGGATTGCGGGAGGGAGGTGGCTGCCTCCTCGGTGGCGGCCCCTCACCCTAACCCGCTCGCGGGGAGAAGGGACCGCAGGACGCAGCCGGATGAGAGGCACGTAAGCCCACACATCCACCACCTAGATACCCGCTACAATTGTGATACCGTATCGGCGTTTGGAAACAGAATGCAGCACGCGCCGCGCCAGCCGGCGCACTGGCGGAGATGGGCTCCGCCAGCTTAGGCAGGGAGCCTTGTTTCCAACCATGGAGGTGATGTCATGAGGCTTTGGCCAATTGGCATGACGCTTATCGTGAGAGTGACCCGGACGGGCTGGTCAGTGTCCGTCCGGATCTCATTCGCAAGCTAAGCAATCCGATGGGTGGGGTTACAGCCCCATCCATCACTCCATCACCATACGCTGAGCCTTCCCAACTTTCAACCATCCCTTGCCGGCGGAAACCGGTGCACGGCAGCGATTTTGCAGCGCCAGGAGGGCACCAGAACCGAGCGTGTCACCGCCATCTGCTCGTAGGCATGAATGAAATGAGACGGCCCGGCAAGAATGCCCGCATGCTTCACCATCGTGTCCGGTCGCCAACGAAACAGCAGCAGATCACCGGGTTGCATCTGCCCGAGGTGATGTGCCGTGCCGAACAGCCGGATGCCAGCCTCCGCCATCCGATCTTCGCCGCCCCGTTCCGCCCAATCTGGCGCATAAGGCGCCACCAGTTCCGGCTCTTCGCCATAAAGCTCCCGCCAGATGCCGCGGATCAGGCCGATGCAATCGCAGCCGATGCCGCGCGTTGCCCCCTGATGCCGATAGGGCGTGCCGATCCAGGTCTCAGCCACCGCGACGATCCGCTCTCCGGCGGCGCTCATTCGAACAGCGCTCCGCCATCATGCAGCCGCTCGCCATCCACATAGGAATAGGCAAAATCGGAGCCCGGCACATGCGGAAAGCCGCGGAAATTGAGAAGGTTCGCGAACCGCCCGCCGCACGTCGAAACCGTCTTGTCGCAACCGGCCGTCAGCGTCACCGCCTGCCCGGGAACGACCGCCTGCTCCAGCGGCAACCAGAATGTCAGCCCCGCCTTGCCGTCGGCGCGTCGTTCATGAACCTCGATATTCACCTGCGATCCGCCCGCAAATTCCGCGATGCCCCGGCCGAAAAATCCCTCGGCAAAACCGGACAGACCCGACACGACGATGCGGCTTTTATCAACGACCGCATCCACCACGCCATTCCCGCGCCAGGCCGAGAGGTCGACCCGGCAGCTGTTATCGCCAAGGCTAGCGTCGCAGCGCCTGCCATAGACACGGCCCTGCGGCTGGCCCAGCCGGTGCGCAAGGCTCCGCAGCTCTGCCTTGAACGCCCCGCCCGATCGCGAAACCTCGCCGATCTCGCGGATATTGAGCAGCATGTGCTGAGCCGGATCCGCCCAGTTGACCACGAACAGCTCGACCCGCGCACCGTCATAGCGCCCGCTTGCAAGATCCGCCTCGTCGATCGCAGCGCTGGAGAGCCCGCCTTCCACCTCTTCCACGCTGGCAGCCATGCCGAGCGCCTGTTCCGCCTCGCTCGCCGCAAAACCGCTCGCCGCCAGAAATGTCGTGCCGTCGAATACCAGATCGCGGTCATGCTCGGTAAACCCAAGCACCACCGCGTCGCGTCGCGTCACGCGCCAGCAATAGCAGATCGTCGTTGCCTCGCCGCTCAGATGGCCCGCCAGACCCGCCGGGATCGCCCTCATGCCAAAACCTCCGTCAATGGAATGGCCGGAATCCGCCCGGCGTCGAAATGCGCCAGATTGATCTCGATCCGGTCGGTATCGAAGCGCACGGCCACGTCGAATTCGAACCCGGCCCGCACGATCTGGCCGGCTGCCGGCACATGCCCGGCCGCAAACGTCACGATGCCGATCGCCGTATCGACAGTGAACGAGCTCGCTGCCTTCGCCACGCCGCCGACCGACAGGACCACCGTTCCCGCCACCGGCTTGGTGACCCGCCCCGATAATGCGGATCATGTCGGCTGCCTTCATCCGCCCGGAGGAAAACCGCCCCGCGAGCTCCGTCAGATCGCTCGCCGCAAAGGCCGTTTCCAGTTCTGCCAGCGCGCCCAGCGTCAGGCACAGGATCCGCCGCTCGCCGTCCATTTCGGCCTCCACCTCGCCGCGTCGGCGGTTGGCCCGTCCATGCATGCCCATGAAATCCCCCTTTCATGCTCCTACAATGCTGTGAAACTCACGACGCCGGCGGATTCGAGCGCAATCTCGAACCGGATTTCGCCATTGTGCTCGCCGGAATATTCGAGCGCCGTCACCTGGAACGCCCCCGCGAGCGTCGCGAAACTGGGGATGATGATCTGCCAGGAGAGGATCGTGCCGCCAAAGAATATGCTGCGCACCAGCGCGTCGCTTGTGCCGTCCTTGAAGATGCCCGAACCGCTCAGCGATGCCCGCTGCACCCCCGCTCCGCCCAGCAGTTCGCGCCAACGCCCAGTGCTTTCGGCATCGGTAATGTCGACCGTTTCCGCGTTGAAGGTGATCCGCCTGGAGCGCAGTCCCGCCACGGTCAGAAACGTCCCGCTATTGTCCACCTTCAGGAGAAGGTCCTTGCCCTTCTGTGCCACCATGTCCCGATCCTTTTCCAACCGCTTTCAAGCATTGATGCTTTCGGCGTCGCAGCCGACCTGCTACAGCCGCGGGACAGATTTCCTTGCCCGCTTCCCATCGCGATATCGCATTGACCAAGTCCCCCCTCCGGTCCGCCCGGACCATTGGCGTTCTCGCCATCACGCAACTCATCGGCTGGGGCACCACGTTCGAAAGTCTCGGCGTTCTCGGTCGCTCGATCGCGCCCGATCTCGGCCTTGCCAACGAAATGGTGTTTGCCGGATTATCGGTGATGATGCTCGCCAGCGCGTTTTGCGGCCCGCTTGTGGGACGGCTGCTCGGCCGCCACGGGGCGGCAAAGGTTCTGGCCGCCGGTTCCGTATTCTTCTGCGTCGGATTGCTCGTGCTATCGCTTGCGAACGGCCTGCCGCTTTATGCGGTCGCCTGGATCCTGCTCGGTGCCGGCGGCGCCTTTTGCCTGTCGGCGCCGGCCTATGCCGCGGTGGTCGAGCGTGAAGGCACGAAGGGCCGTCGCAGCATCACCATCCTGATGCTGTTTACCGGCCTCTCCGCCACCATCTTCTGGCCGCTGCTCAGTCTCGGCAACGATCTCATCGGCTGGCGCACCACGCTGATGATCTGCGCTTTCCTGCATCTGTTCGTCTGCGTGCCGCTCTATCTGTTTGCCCTGCCGAAGCCGATCGCCTGGGACACCGCAGATGCCGGCGTCGATGCGCCGCCGGTTGCCTTCACCGCCCGGCAAGGCAAGCTCGCCTTCCTTCTGGTCGCCACCGCCACCACCATTGCCTCCTTCGCATCCTACGGCGTGTCGCCGTCGCTTTTGGAACTGTTGCGGCAATCCGGTGCGACGCCTGAATTTGCCCTGCAGCTTGCCGCAGCGCGTGGCGTCATCGGCATTTCGGCGCGTGCATTCGATATGCTGCTCGGCAAGCGCGGCAATCCGTTCATTACGGCCGTGACCGGCAATAGCTTCATGATCCTCGGCTTTCTCAGCCTCATCGTCCTGCCGTCGTCGACCGCAACGCTGTGGATCTTCATCGGGCTTTACGGCATCGGCTCGGCCGTCCTGCAGGTCGCAAAGGCGCTGCTGCCGCTCGCCCTGTTTTCACCACGCGACTACGGCCGCCAGGCCGCACGGCTGTCCATGCCGCAGAACCTTGCCAATGCGCTCGCCCCCGTCGTGTTCACAGCACTGCTCGATCGATCGGGCGCGCTGACGGTTCTCGTCGTCACCGTCCTTCTGGCCGGCTCGGCGCTTACCGGCATCCTCTTCCTCATGCATCTCGTGCGGCAGAGTAACCGCATGGCGACCTCTCACTCAGTCACCGCACGGTAACGCAGCTCGACCTGAAGATATCGCGTGTTCGGCTCACGCCTGGTGCGCGACCCAGTCCGCAACAGGCTCACCAGCACAAACCCTTCCAGCGTCAGCGCCGCATCGTGCAGCAGCGTGTCCACCCGGCTTGCGATCTCCTGCGCCTGCCGACGCCCCTCGGCCTGCGACCAGACGGTGATCGTCAGCGTATGCACCTCTCCCGGTTCTGTCCCGGTCGAATAGTCGCGCGTCTCCCACTCTCCGAAGGCGATCGCCGGCAGCTTCGGCTTCGGCATCAGCCGGTCGTGCACACCCCCTTGGCCCAACAGCGCCGTCAGTGCCGCATCGCCGGTCAGCCGCGCATGCACCGCCTTCATCAAGGCGTTGGAGGCTGAGGTCATGGGGCCTGCTCCTCGCATTGGCAGACCAGATAGCGACCGGTCTCGTCAGGGTCGCGCACCAGTTTCAGCAGGAAGATCCGCGCGCCCTTGGTCAGCCTCTGCCCGGCTGCGACATCGCCGCGATACCGGATCCAGATCCGGTGACTGACCGTGCCCACCTCGGCGCTTGCCGCTTCCGTCACAACGAAGGAAACCGGCTCGATCTTCGCCCAAACGGCCGCCACCGGCTGCCAGATTACGGTCGCACCGCCCTGACCATCGGATACGGAAACTGGTGCCTCCAGCTCCAGTCGGGCAGTCATCTGGCCCGGATCGAGAAACACCACCATCACAGCCTCCGCATGCGAAAGGGCGCGATCAGCCGCTCGTAGCCATCGGGAATCCCGGCGGGCTGCTGGTCCGGCGACAGCACGCCGCGAAAGGCGAACATGTGGCCGATATGGATCAGCATCGCCCGCTTCAGCGTATCGGGCACATCGGTCCCGGCCTCGCCATAGCCGGCGGAAAAGTCGATCTCGATCCCGTTCAACGCTTGGCCGGGATCGATCGTCGAGCGCAGCCAAAGCCGCGCCGGTCGCCCCTTGCCGTCGAGCAGATGGTCTTCAAGCGACACATCAACCGCAGTGCCTGCAGCATCGTAAATCGTAACGCTCTGAATCGCTTGCACGGGAGACTTGAGGATGCGGATCACGCCGTCGCAGGGCCAGCGGTCGAGATAGAGCCGCCAGGACTGCGCCATCAGGCATAGGCCCGTCTCACGCTCCAGATGCTCGCGGGCAGTCGCAATCAGCGATCCGATCAGCGCATCCTCATCGGCGCCGTCAAGACGCAGATGCGCCTTTGCCTCGGCAAGCGTCAGCGGTTCCGCCAGGGGCGGATTGGTCTGGGCATAGGTCATGGGGATCCTCGTCGAAGATGATATCCGGCCCTGCCCCACCCTCTCCCCGCCGCTGCGGGAAGAAGGTGGCGATGGCCGGATGACGGGCAGTTCCGGCAAGCGTCGGTACGCTTGGCCGATCAGCTCACGGCGAACCGCACCAGCTTGATCGCCTCGAAGTTCTGCACCCCGCCGCCGACCCGCTTGGTGGTGTAGAACAGCACATAGGGCTTGGCGGAATACGGATCGCGCAGGATGCGCACGCCGGCCCGATCGACCACGAGATAGCCCGAGCGGAAGTCTCCGAAGGCAAGCGACGTCGAGCTTGCGGCAATGTCAGGCATTTCCTCGGCTTCTGCGATCGGAAAGCCCATCAGCGAGGCGGCCTGGCCCGCACTTGCCGGCGGCCGCCACAGGTAGTTGCCGTCGACATCCTTGAACTTGCGGATATCGGCCTGCACCTTGCGGTTCATCATGAACGTGCCGTTCTGACGATGACCGGCCTTGAGCGCGTAGATCACCTCGATCAGCGTGTCGGAGGGATTGGTCGCCTTCCAGCCGCCGGCAACGCCGGTTGCGATATAGCCGAGACTGCCCCAGGCCCAGCTCGAATCGGCAACAGCCGTATAGGCAAGAAAGCCCTTCGGCTTGTTTACCCCGTCACCGCGCACGAAGGCATCGCCCTCCTGCTCGGCAAACACGATATCCACCTCGCCGGCGATCCACGCCTCCATGTCCACAGCCGCGTCGTCCAGCAGCGCCTGGGTTGCGGCCGGCATGGCGTAGAGCTCCATGGTCGGGAAGGCGAGTTCTGCCAGAAGCGGCGTATTGGTCTGCGGCCGCGCCGCCGTTTCCGCAACCCAGCCGGTGGTCAGCCCCGTCGTCGAGAACGGTTTCTTCAGGACAGAAGTCGAGACGGTGCGCACGGTCGAAAGCGCCCGCATCGGCGACACGACGGACACGCGGCGGCCGATTTCCGTGTCGGTCTCCGGCGGCACGAGATAGCCGCCATCGGCGCCGACCCCAACGGAGAACGCCTTCGCCTCCAGCTCGCGCAGTCCATTGTCCTCGCCGCGACGGATATAGGCGTCGAACCCCGCCTTGTGCTCCATCGCCTCAGGCGAAAGATCGGCACTCTGGCCATACCCACCCCGGCCACCGAGCGGCAGCCGCGCCTTCTTCAGCGCCAGCTGGTCCAGCACCCGTTTCTGGTCGTCCATGGCGCGGTTGATGCGGTCCACCTTGTCGCGGGTCACCACGTCGGCGGTCAGCTTCTGCTCGATCTCGCCGAGCCTTCGGTCGTTGACGTCCTTGAAGGCCTCGAACGCCTCCATGAATTCGTCGAGCGCCGCCGTCACCGTTTCCGGCACGGCTTTCACTTCCGGCGCAACAGCGCCCTGACCATGCACATGTCCCTGTCCCGTCATCATGTCCTGTCCTTCTCCATTAAGCCTTGTTCTGCCTGAACGACGATCTCCACATCATCTTCGCCGCCCGCCGCATGTGGCGAACGAGCTCCGTCTCGCGGTCGCGGAAGAAGCGCTGATGCTTGACGTCGGACACCCGTGCCGATGGCAGCATCGGAAAGGTCACGACGGAGATTTCCCAAAGATCCGCCTCGAGAATGCGCCGCACCCCCGTCTTCGCGTCGGTGCGGGCCCGCACGGTTCGAAAGCCGATCGAAAGCCCGTCCAGCGCACCGGATTTCATCAGCGCCAGCACTTCGCGCGATCGTGCGACGCCGGGCGAAAGCACGCCCTCGACGAACAGCCCGCGACCATCCTCGCGGATCGTCTTCCAGGCGCCGATCGGCTCGTTCGGGTCGTGCTGGTAAAGCATGCGCACACCGGTTGCGCCGCGTTCGACAAGCGAGGAGAGAAACGCTCCTCGCTCGATCCGGTCGCGACCGAGATCGACCTCGCCGAACACGCTGGCATAACCGGAAAACGTGCCGTCGCCGGCAATGCCGGCTAGTTCCAGATTGGCGAATTTGCGCACATTCGGGCGCATGGGCGGGCGTTGCCCGCGGTCAGCGTGCATCGGGATCTCCTGCAATGTCATTGGAATTGCTGCACCCCATCCGCTCGCGGCGACTGCCGCTTGCAGCAGAGGAGGTTCGCCGTCGGGGAGCGCCTTACTCCCTGCGGCGCCCGTATCGCTCGGCTAGGCGCGACAGCGCGCCCAGCACCCACCAGGCCGAAAGGCTGGCGGCAGCCGATCCCGCCAGCAAGGTCTCCGGCTCGGGAAGCTCACCGCTGATCCCCAGCCGTGCCATCAGCCAAAGCCCGGCCGGACCGCCGAAGATCAGCCCGCAGGCCACCCCGGTCAGAAATCGGCTCGCCGCCTCGTGCCCGCTTTTCGGCAGGAGATAGACCAGCGAAACGCCCGCACCCGCCACCGCACCTGCGGTCCGCGCAGCCCAAACGCCAAGCGTTCCCGGATCGTGCCCAAGGTCAGCCAT